CATAACGATCAATATAGGCTAGATGCTGTTAGCCAAGAACCACAATGTTCAAAAAAACCCCTTAGCAATAGGAACGAAGCGGGGGATAGCGTAGAAATACGTGACGTCGACGTAGGTTGGGAAAGGTCAGAGCCCATTGAACAGTGAAAATACCTACTTCCGAATCTCGGCTGTGACGAACTCACATGAAGACCAAGATTAGATGGAACCAGTTAGTAGGTTCCGTCTGACTGAAACAATCTACATGAAGCAATTACAATATTACTACGTAATATTGCTTTAATTCATATCTATTACTTCTATCAACAAACGAAGTGCTATAGTTTGAGCGTAAGCGAAAACAATTTGTTACGAAGTAACAAATCTTAGTTGTTCTTATATATCATCCACATTAATACTACTGTTAAAACTAAAAAATAGAATATGGGCGAACACATAGAAGTTATTTAGTGAAGATCAGGATCTCTTCCAAAACCTGACTTAACACTACTAACTTCGAATGATTCGTATCTGAGTTGTAGATGAGGGTTTGTATCACGCATTGTTTCTATATATTGCTGTACTTCGTCAATACTGTTTACAACGTCAATCTCATTATCGAGATTGTCTAGTATTCGATATCTTGTTATCATGTGTAGTCTATTTACTAAGTATTTCTGTGTTCAAAAGTATAAATATAATTAATCGGGAGCTAAACTATGAAAGTATACGACATTTTAACAGAATCTAAGCAAGTTGATGAAGGTCCTATTAGATTTTTAAAAAGAACACTAGGTAAAAACACAGCTGGAGGCAAAGCCGCACAGCTAGACGTTGAATTAGATAAAGAAGTATCAAACATTTATAAGGACTTTTATGCTGTAAGCAAACAAGATCCTAAAATGAAAGGTATGACTGCAAAAGGTTTAGCAAAGTTTTTAGTTGCAAAAGGATTTGTAAGTAAGCCAAGTGCAGTAATGTCATATATTAATGCTGAACCAGGCATAATGCGTTCACTGAAAAAAACAGCATCTAAAAGTTATAAATCTGGAAAAGGCGCGGCAAAATCTGGGGCGGCCGCTGTTACAGGCGCGGCAAGTAAACTTAAAGCTAAATTATCTCCACAAGCATCAGGACTTACTGGAGCAGACGCACAAGGCAATTTAGATCTGTCAGGTGGAAAAATGAATAGTAGTATATATAGTGAAGCACAGATAATGGAAGCTGATGTTGAGCTATCAAAAGGTCAAGTTCAAAAAGTAATTAAACGTTTTGTACAACAAGGTTTTCAAAAACAAATGGGTAGTAGAGTATCAAAAAGTTCATACGGTGATGCTCCTGCAGATGCAGATACAACAGTTGCTACTAAAAAAACTAGCAAAGCAAAAAATACTAGCAAAGCAAAAGATACTAGCAAAGCAGATGCTAAAGATATGGCTACGCCTACAATGGATGTCGAATCAGCAAAAAAATATCTAGAAGCAAACGGTTATACTGTAACTAAGAAAAAAGCTAAAAAAGATCCAGCAGATGTAAACAACGATGGAAAAGTAAGTCCAGATGAAAGAAGCAGAGCAAACTACTCCGCTGGCATGGATCGAATAAGAGCAAATTCTAAAAAGTAAATCCTACCAAAACGGCATACCTGACTTTTTAGCAGACTCCATATTTTCTTTAATTAAATTAGCAATAATTTCACGGTCGTCGATATCTAAATCATAAGCATCATTGAGTTGAATACTGCCACGCATCCACCATGAGATACGAATCATTTCATTCTTAATTTCTTTGACCTCACCCTCTAGGACCTTAACCTCGTCTTGGATTTTTTCGAGGCTCCACGTTAAGATCCTTAGTCGAAAAAATTGCCTTGATCGAATACAATAGGTATAGAATAAGTCTTATCAGCACCTGCTTCGATTTCCTCTTCAGTAGCTTCTACTGAAAGTGGTTGTTGTTCAAATTGTTTTTTCTGAGATTCAATATGCTCTTTAATTTGATTAAAAATCTTTGCATCAGTGTTTTCAATGAACTCTTTGATATGAGCTGGATTAACAACAGCTTGATCAGAGCCATCTGGTTGAATTGCTACAACACTTTTAATAAGTGTTTGTACGTTTAACTCAGTTAGTCTAGAAAAACTTGATTGGAACTTCTGTAACTTTTCTTGATTTTGAATAGTATTATCATCAATAACAGCAAAAATTCTCTGTTCTTCAAACGCTTTGATCATTCCTTCAGTAATAGTTTTATAGTTTAGTGGTTGTATCTGAACTTTAAATCCATCAATCTGAAAAGTATGAACAAATTCTTTTGACATGTAATTGTCAAAGAGTGTTTGTAAATTCAATTCAAAGTCTTTAGTAATGTCTGTTTTTGGAATAGATGCAGTCATTGCCATTTTTTCACCATAACTTGCACGTCTAATTGCAATTAAGATTGTATCTATATCAATAGATGGTGTTTGCCATGCATCTTTAATGTTTGGCAAACAACTTTGAATAACATCAACTGTTGCTTGTCCGTTTAATAACGCATCGGGAGTTTTAAACGTAATCTCATCCTTTGCCGTCATTGCGTAAACTGGGTATTCACCGTTTTCCGTCTTTTCCAAAGACTTTCCTGGCCAATATTCTCCATTGCTTGGCAACTTGATGTAGATCTTTGGTTGTCTAAGGTGCTTCGCTAATGGATTACCTTGCGGTTGTGCCATAGGAATACCTTGCTGTCCCCCCATTGGTGGGAAGTTATTATCTACCATGTTTATATCTCCTGCTAAATAGTATTAACATATTTCGTAATAGTATTTATGGTATTTTATAAAGTGAGTATATAATAAATGGCAGTAAGAATAGACATCCCCGGAATTGGTGAAGTCGAAGCACAAAATGCGGCTTCAGAAGCAACTCTACGACAGATACTTAAAGCACTAGGTGGTAGAACTGGATCAATAACAGGACAAGGCGGCAATAATGGCGGTAACCTGAATACCGACAAAGCCAACAAAGGACTTGACGCCGTAGGTAAAACATCTGAAAAAACAGCAGGATCAGTAGGTAAATTAGGATCAGCGGCGGCATCTGTAGCTGGCGGCCTTATTAACGGATTAGTAGCGGCAGTTAGCGGAGCAGTTGGTGCAGTTACCGGAATGGCAACTGGATTACTCCAAGGTAAAACTAGTATACACGAGTTTACTCAAAATGTTCCTGGACTTAATATTATTACTGGAATAATTGAAAATCAAATGACTATGTACAAAGAACTGTCATCAGTTGGTGCAGGCTTTGGTAATAGTATGTTTGAGATTACACAGGTTGCAGGCGCATCAGGATTATCTATGCAGACTCTTGCTAAAGTTATTGCAAGTGAATCCGAAGGACTAAGAATGTTCGGTGGAAATGTACAAGAAGGTACACGTAGATTTGGTAGGCTTTCAAAAGAGATGCGTACAGGCAATCTAGGTAGACAACTATTAGGAATGGGTTTAACTACAGAAGAATTAAACGAAAACCTAATCAGCTACAACGAATTATTAGTATCTACAGGTAGAGATAGATATATGACTGATTCTCAAATAGCGGAAGGATCAGCGAAGTATTCACTAGAACTTGATAAGATATCAAAATTAACAGGTAAAAGTCGTAAACAAATTGAAGAAGAACAAAGAGCTAAGAATACAGACATACGTAGACAAGTAGCAATGTCTTCAATGACTGGCGATCAATTGAATCAATTTAGAAATAACTTATCACTAGCAAACAAAATATCACCTGAGTTTGAAGCGGCACTTGTAGATATGGCAGACGGCATAGCAAACGATCCGGTAACACGACAGTTAATGGCTAACAGTGATGTGTTTAAGGCTTTTGCTAAAGATATCGAAAATATGAGTCCTGAACAGATGAACAACTTTGTTAAAGATGTTGGTGATGAATTAGGAGGCTTAGCACAGAAATTTAAACTAGGTGGTGTTGACGCCGCACTTTCCGCTGGCGGATCATTTGGTAGTTTGTTGACAATGGGCGGACAATTAGCAATGGCTGTTGAAGCTACTGAAGGTTCAGTTACAAAACAACAAACAGAATATGACAAACTTACAACGGCTATTGGAAATAGTGTTACTACACTAGAAGAGTTGTCTGGAGCATCACAGGCTTTTGTTACAAACACAACAGCATTTAAAGAAGCAACAGATGCTATTGCAGACTTAATTCCATCATACGAAACAGCAACACAATTATTTGAAGACAACAAAGGCACTATTGAAAAAGCAATGAATGATGCTTGGAATTGGATGAAAACTGACGGGAAACAGATTCTACAAGATGTCGGAGATCAATTTAAGAAAATGTGGCCAAAACTGTTAGAGTTTAGCACATACTTAGTAGATAATATTTTACCTAAAGTTAAAAAGTTTGCAGAAGAGTTTTTGGCAGATCCTGCAAGTGCGTTTGGTGATATAAGTCAGACGGTAATAAATTGGGGTATTGCGGCAGTAGCGTCACTTGGAATTGCTATTACAGCGGCACTAGGAGGCGGCCCGTTCATTGCGGGCATTACAGCATCTATTCTTGGGATGGCTACAACTATTGGTGCAACAATATTGGCCGCCGCTACTACGGCATTAACAGCGGCAACAGGCTTTATAGCCGGAGCACTTGGTACAGCGTTAACAGCAGTCGGCGGAGCACTATTATCTGTACCAGCATTAATTGCTGGAGCAATCTTAGGGGCTGTAGTAGCAATTGATTTTGCATTCTTTGAAGGAGCTCTAACAAAATCTGTTACAACTGCAATATCTGATATGTGGACATACTTAAAAGATTGGTTCAAAAACAGCGTATTCAATCCATTTAATTGGTTTGGTGGTGATGATGAAGGTGCCACAAGCGGTACGGCCACACCAAAGAAGAAAGACGGTGGAGGTTTTTGGAATAAATTGAATCCGTTTTCTAGCGATGACGAAGCAGAGGTTGAAAAACAGTCACAGGTTACACCTATTAAACCAACAGTACCTACAACACCAGCCAATTCTTCAAGTGCAACAGAGCTTGCGATGTTAAATACTAATATGGTCCAGCTTATCGAATTAACAAAAAAGAACACAACAGCCGTAAAAGCATTGAACGGCAATATAATGGCTGGATAAGGAACACAATATGAGTTGGAAAAGATATTTTACACCAGTAGAAGGACAAGCAGGAACAAGCAGTCCATTAAGTATGGGTCAAGGCACACAGCCAGGACCGGCACGTTCAAACTATTCAAGTTTTCTTCCTGATGTATACACAGGCGCTCCTAATAGAGTTGAGCGTTACGGACAATACAACACAATGGATAATGACAGTGAGGTAAATGCCGCACTTGATATCCTTGCTGAATTTTGTTCGCAACAAAATCCTATTAACAAAACAAGTTTTAGTATCGACTTTAAAAAGACGGCTACTAATTCAGAAATTAAAGTTCTTGAACAGTATCTACAACAATGGACTAAACTTAATAACTTTGGCACACGCATGTTTAAAATTGTGCGTAACGTTTTTAAATATGGTGATGCTTTCTTTATTAGAGATCCAGAAACTACTAAATGGCATCATGTTGATCCAGCAAAAGTTGGCAGTATTATTGTTAACGAATCAGAAGGTAAAAAACCAGAACAATATATTGTTAAAGATCTTAATTTAAATTTTATTGACAACGTTGCAACAACACCATATACTACAAATGGAAATGCTACAGGCGGTGGAGATGGTTATCTAACTGGCGGTGTTCGTGGTATGGTTGGTAACACACAAACATCTGGTGCAAGTGCAGGACGCTTTGGCCATGATAAAATGAAAGAACATGCCATTGATGCAAAACATATGGTACATATGAGTTTGAGCGAAGGCTTAGACAACAATGCACCGTTTGGTAATTCACTATTAGAAGGCATATTCAAAGTATATAAACAAAAAGAATTACTTGAAGATGCTATTATTATTTACAGAACACAAAGAGCTCCAGAGCGTAGAGTATTTTATGTTGATGTTGGTAACATGCCAAGTCACTTAGCTATGCAATTTGTTGAGCGAGTAAAAACAGAAATACATCAAAGACGTATTCCAAGTAAAACAGGTGGCGGCACAAGTGTTATTGACAGTGCTTACAATCCTCTGTCAACTAACGAAGATTATTTCTTTCCGCAAACAGCAGAAGGACGTGGATCTAAAGTTGAAACACTACCTGGTGGTACTAACTTAGGTGAGATTGATGACTTAAAATACTTTACAAATAAACTAGTAAGAGGTTTACGTATTCCAAGTTCATACTTACCAGCCGCGGCACAAGATGAAGGTCAAAGCTCATTTAACGACGGCAGAGTAGGTACTGCATACATACAAGAGCTACGCTTTAACAAGTATTGCGAACGTTTACAGAACCTTATAGCTGAAGTATTCAACCAAGAATTCAAACGTTATCTATTAGAAAAAGGTATTAACATTGACATTGCAATGTTTGATTTGTTATTTCAACCGCCACAAAACTTTGCAAGTTATAGACAAAGTGAATTAGACAATCAGCGTATCGGTACTTTTGCACAGATACAAGCTGTACCGTTTATCAGTAATAGATATGCAATGAAACGTTTCTTAGGAATGAGTGATTCAGAAATTGCAGATAACGAACGCTATTGGAAAGAAGAAAATGACGAAACATTGTCAACAGCACCAACTGATGCTAGTGCAGAAATGCGTGGAGCAGGTATTAGTGGAGCAGGTATTGAAGGTGATCTAGGAGCAGATGCAGATGTTGCACCCGAAGGTGAAGAAGGTGTTGCCACAGGCGAAACTGGAGGACCAGAATCAGTAACAACACCAGATGCAGGTGGCGCAGGCGAAACTCCTCCAACCGAATAGGATAAATATTAACATGATACTAAGAGAATTATTTTATTTTGATAAAGAAACTATTGATCCCATTGAGGATAAGACTTACGATGCTACAGATGATAAAAGCATTGTAAATCGTGATGACACACGTAAAACACGATTAACATTACGTCAAATAAACAAAGCTCGCAAAGCATCAGAGTTACACCAAGAAGAAAAGCAAAAAGAATTAGGATTCATCCGTCAGATGTACGGTATCCAAGCACAACCTCAAGTATAGGATGTCTACTAATGACTGTAGCGTTTGTTATAGGTAATGGCGAAAGCCGCAAAGACATAGACCTATATCCACTTAAAAATTACGGTAAAGTATATGCATGTAATGCAATGTTCAGACATTTTGAACCGCATTACCTAGTTGCTGTTGATGTAAAAATGATACTTGAAATTAATCAAAGCAAATGGCAAATGGAACACGAAGTTTGGACAAATCCAAACAAACAGTTTCATTCCTTTCAAGGATTTAATTATTTTCAACCTAGCAAGGGTTGGAGCAGTGGCCCTACAGCATTATGGTTAGCAAGTACACACCCGCACGATACAATTTATATACTAGGATTTGATTTTCACGGATTATTAGACTCACAAGGTAACCGTAGTAAGGTAAATAACTTGTACGCAGGAACACATAACTATAAGAAACAAGGCGAACCTGCAACATACTTCGGCAACTGGGAAAGGCAAACAGCATCAACATGCGATGCACACCAAGGTAAGAGATATATTAGGATTGTAGCTGATAATGACGACTTTGTACCAAAACAGTTAAAGAAATGTACGAATTTATCTCACATAACAGTAAGTGAGTTTAAAAGATATTATGATTTTTAGACGGTTTGCGACTAAACGATTCGTTTTGACGCCGTTTTCCGTACATTTATTAAACATAGTGTAAATAATACTAGACAGCCTTACATATTAATTAAACATATAGGAGAAAACAATGGCAGACAATAAATTAGAGCAAATGCTCGAAAAACTTGTCAATAACGACCGTGCTGGCGCAGATGAACTGTTCCACGAATTTGTTATTGAAAAGTCACGTGGTATCTATGAAAAGATGCTAGAAACAGATTTAGAAGATCTTGAAGTCGATGAAGCAAAAGATGAAGAAGTAGATGAAGCGTCAAATGACG